TTCACTAAGTATAACTGGTCCTCTTGTCTTACCAAGTGGTTGCCAATCACTGAAAGCGAAAGCATGATTACCTTTACCAACTCTTTTATGTACCTGTAAAGGACACTCCAGACTTAGGAACCCATCCTTAGATTCCGAAACAAGAGATATGACTTCTTCTCCAGAAGTTAGTTTAAACACTCTTATGTCTATGTCTTCTAAGTTGTAGGTCATGGTAATGGTATCTCTATTATTTTAAATTTAAACCGTTCTTTACTATATATCTTTATCCTTTCGGCTGCATGCTGTAATGTATAGTTCTTAGACGACTTCCAATGTAAATCATCGGCAATGTCGTATAGTGTTGTATCTTTTCCATCGTCACTCTTTCTTAATCCTCGTCCAATTGATTGAAGAACTTTGATCTGGCTTTTGGAAGGTGAAGCAAAGATAATATTATGTAGATTCCTAATATTAATACCGGTACTAAAAGTACCCAGAGATGCGACAATGATAGCATTTTTCTGTTCCTCCGTTATCTTACGAATATGTTCTCTAGTATCTGTATCAGTTTCGCCTGAAACATAAAAGATCTTTCTACGCTTATGAGCCTTGCTAAGTATCATATCGTAGAGTGGCTTACCATGTTTCTCTACATATTGAAATAGAACCAATGTGTTTCCGTCTTGGTCTAATGCAAGATTGCTGATAAAGTTATTACGGTTTTCGTATCTAACTATCCAGTCTATCTCATCCTGATACTTGTATTTAACAACGTCACGGCAATATTCGTCCTTATATTTCAATAATAATACTTTAATATCTAACTGTGCTAATTGATCTTTATCCATCAAATCTTTTGTAGTAGTAACATAGTATGCAGGACCAAACAATCCTTCAAGGACAAGCTTATGTGTTTGTGTACCGTCAAGAGTACCGGTAGTTCCAAATCTATACTCAGCATCTCTCATCTTAGTAAGAATAGATGTAAGTGATTTAGCTTTAAAGTTATGAGCCTCATCACCAAACACACAACCAAACTGTTCAAACCAAGCTCCCGGAAGTTTGTATATTGATTGCCATGTTGAGATTATAACTCTTGGCATTTCACTTTTCTTTGGCATACCTGAATAGATTCTCTGATAATCATCTATATTAAATATGTCATCTTCTTTACCATAAGCAGCAAAGTCAGAATACATTTGCTCAACAAGAGATGTGGTTGGTACAATAATCAAAGCTTTCTTTTTATGATTATTTAAGTACCATTGAAGTAAGATGTATATGATAAGAGATTTACCAGAGGCTGTAGGCGATATAAGCATACCTCTTTTATTTGATAAAGCATACTCCACTGCTCGTAGCTGATAGTCTCTTACTTCAATAGGCATACCCTTGTTATCGGTAAGTGTAAGGTCATTAACAAACTCCATATCAGGTTGGATCTTTTCATCTACATATCCATAGTAAGCGTCATGTTCCAGTTCAAGTTCATACTCACGACCTTCTGCATTTGCAAACTCTCTTACATATGCAAATAAGCCAGCGTATAACTCTCTAGTTTGTGAGTTGTATAATCTAATCTTTCCATCCCATACTTTATTCTTGTATGCAGGCATGAACTTATATCCCGGTACGTAAAACGTAAAGAAGTCGGTAAGTTCATTAAGCACAGATGGCTCAGAATCAACGAGCATCATAGCATGGTTCTTTTTCTTGACCGTGATTTTAGTTGGCATTATGCGCCCGAAGTAAACTTCCGCCACTCAATCATATTCTTAATAGACTGATGGCGCCACTTTATGGTATCAATAATTTCTTTTAAGGTATCATTCATATTGTTCAAATACTCAATCTTTGCTTGAGCCTCCTGTATTTCTTTATCGGAATCATAGTAGTAGTCCATTTCGCCTTTAAGAATCTTTAAACCATTAAGTGGATCGTAATCCCATCCTTTGGCTGTAATTTCTTCTTGGGTCATCTTTCCATTATACCAAAGCCATTTATCTTTGAGTAGTACTTTAAACTCAAGCTCTTTACGCTTAAGTTGTAGCTTGGTCATGGAATAAATTTCTAGATATTTTGAATGCAACTTGGCATTCTGAATAGTTGCTGAGTCCAGATTGTTTTCGTCAATCTGACAGTCTTTCTTCCACATTTCAAATAGTTCATCAAGTTTAATCATAATATCGCCTTTCAATTATATAGAATTATTTATAAGCCTTTCGTTACGAACTTAAAGTAATCAAACTGAAATGTTACATTTGCTGTTAGATATACAACATCTGTACTCGATACGTCAAACGGTAAAGAGCTAAGATTGATAGGTATAGCATTTACGAATTGTAATTCAGCAATAACATTATTATGGCTACTTAAGATTTGTAGTACCATATCACGTTCTTTACGTACACCTTCATCTTTCTCTGTAACAAGACCAACAATCCAATCATGAATCTCTTTATAGTTAAGTAAGTTTTCATCAATAAGAAATGTCATATCAAACATTCCATATTCAATTTTATCTGGTGATTCAATGATATTTCGATTTCTTGTTTGGTATACTGCACCCGATACTTGTAAGTCAGGCAAGGCTACAGTTTGAGCCATAAATTGTGCATTCTTATATTTTTGTGTATCGATAATCAACTTGAAAGCAGTTGGGTTAACGAAGTTCATAGATGCTGAAGGTGTATTACTAAATCCTTCGGCAAAATTGACGTCTATGTTATATGGCATTAGATAGTCCCCATCACTCCAGTTACTTCTTGACCGATATAACAGTTATGTGTGGTCTTTGTTCCCATTTGTTTTACCCAATCAAGTTCTTGTATCAGTCTATTATACCAAGCTTGGTCCATTGGATCATGTGCCTTTGCCATGTCTTCTTTCAGCTGGCTAATTCTGACATCTATGTATTCTACCATGGTAACCTCCTTTGTATAAGACTATTTATACAAAAAAGAAAGGCGGCCGAAGCCGCCTTTCCATCACTATATGATTAATCCTATGAAAGGATGTTTGTAATCTTTGTGATTCTGTAGTACTGGTTAGCTCTGTTGCTGCCAGTGTCGTTACCTGGTGAAGAACCAACGAATGGGTTTGCAACCATTCCGTAACGTGTCTTAAAGCCAATTTTTGGCTGGAAGGTGTTCTCACCGACCGCACGTACCATTGTTAGTGGAACGTATGGGCAATAGAAAAGACCTGCGTCAAAAGCGTTTGCGCCTTTGTAGCCGACATTCATGTAATCGATACTTGCATATGGATCAATGTAGACTTTCATTCCACCGGAAAGTGTTCCAGCGAAAGTTGTGCCTGTATCGTCGACAGTCAAGTTAGCGTTTCCAGCAAGAGCTGGTGTGTAGTCAAGAAGACCAGAAGCTGAAAGAGCTGCTGCTACGTCTGAAGAACACAGGATAAAGTTACCCTTACCTCTACGTGTTTCTTTAGCAATAACGTTTGCTTCTCTCATAAGCTGGACCAAGAGGCCCTTATACTTTTCAACTGACCATCTGCCGTCAGAATCAGCATTCACGTCGAAAGTACCGGCTGCTGTAATGTCAGACTGCTGTGAGCCTGCCTTTGCTTTCTGGTTGATAGTTCTAACAACTTCTCTGTTGATCTCAGCAAGGATCTCAGCAGAAAGAATGTTAGCCAACTCAGACTCAGCATCCAAACCATGAATGGCTTTAAGATCCTGAGCAAGTTCCATTGAGTACTCAGCTTTGAGCGCTCTGGACTTGGCTGTTACAGTAGCTTTTTCGATTGAGAAAGCCATTTCGTTAAAGTGACCACTTGCACCCATACCGGATACAGAACCGTCACCAAGAGCTTCAGCTGTAGCTGTGGCTGCGCCTGTAGCTACATGGAATGCATCTTCAACGCCATCGCTGTTAGCGTCAGCAGAAGATTCACCAGACAGACCTGGAGGATTGATGTCACCAACCAAGGATGATGAACCACCACCATGTGCTGTACCGTTAGCACCTGAGAAGTCAGTATCGGCTTCGTTGTAAAGTGCTTCAGCACCACCTTGTGTGCTGTAACGTGACTTCATTGCAAAGATAAGTCCTGTTGGACCAGTCATTGGCTGAACGCCAGCGATATCATATGCAATAAGGTTTGGCATTGCACGTCTAACTAGGCTGATTAGGATTGGATCCCAGTTGCCGATGTTAGAACCAGTTGCGTTAGCAGGTGCAGCTTCAGTAAGTGCAAACTGCTGATGGCCACGCTCTTCAGCGAGTGCCTTTTCAGTATTCTCAAGAACAGTTGCAGTAACGGAACGCTTATAACGATCGGTCAGATCGCCGTCAACATCCAATACTGGGTTCCATTTCTCGAGAAGTTTATCAGTAGTCATAATGGACATGATTTTTTCTCCCTATGGATTATTTTTTGTTAAGCGCTGCAAGGTAGACACTCATTGCTTCAGATACTTCAACTTCTTGATCGTTATCTTCTACAATGGCTTCTTCCTCGGTTGCCGTTACTTTTGTCTTAAAATAAGACTCTTTGATTTGAGCGACTTTTTCAGCAAATGCTTCGGAGTCGTCCGCGTCGATGTCTTTTGCAAGACCAGCGAGCTTTTCAGCCTGTGCCTCGGAAAGACCAGTTGAAGCCTCAGTTACAATAGCATCTCTTTGAAGTTTTTCAACTTCAGCTTTAAGTGCTACATTATCTGCAACTGTGGTATTCACTTGCTCTTCAAGCTCATCTTTTTGGGTGGCGAGTTCGTCAACCAAATCAATTTTGCTCTCAGGTACTTCGATATAGTGCTCAGTGAACACAGTATGAAGTTGCTTCATGAATGACTCGGAGATCTCAGTGCGGAGACCGCTTTCGATCGCGAGTTTATTTTCTTCCATCCAGCTTTCTACAACGTAGTTTAGGTAGCCATCCACTTTCTCTACCAGTGCGGTATGAATGCGGTTGGTTTCTTCAGAAAGTTCTTCAGCATAGCTCTCTTCCATGCGCTCGACATGTTCGGAGATCTTTGACTTAAGAGCTGCTTCAAAGATGATTTCGGCTTTGTCTTTAAAGCCTTCACTTAGAGTAGCTTCAGAATCAACTAGTGCTTTCAGGTCATCTTCAAAGATACCGTCTGCATCAGTTCCTTCATCCATCTTATCCTTGTGCATTTTCATGGACATTACTTTACCGTAAGATGCCATGAGTTCATCTTTTTTCATTTTTGACATTTCTTTATACATAGCATTGATCATGCCCGCTTTGGTCTTAGGCGGAGTAGCTTGTGCTGGCTCACTTTTATCAACTGCTGACTTAGTGTCAGCTGCTGCTTTGTCGCCATCAGCTTTTGGATCCGCTTTCTTACCTTTTGGAGCTAGTTCTTGCTGCTCTTCCAGATTGTCCTCGTTCTGAACTTCAACGTCATCAACGATTTCATCCTGGAGTGTATCTTCCATGTCGACTTGATTTTCGTCTGACATAATTGTTACTCCCTCAGAGTTAAAGTTTAGAGAGGAAATTTTTGAAAGCTTTAATTTGATGGTTGGGATCACCAACCTTCTTTGCTTCCATCATCTCTGTCTCGAATATTTCAACTTCTTGTTTCTTAAATACGCCATTTTCATAGACCCATTCTACGTTTTCCAT